GGAAAGCGTGACGCTGGGACTTATTAATCTAACCTATTCTAGTCTAGTTGGTAGTTATACACCTACTGTGTTTTGGCTGCGAAGGGGTTCTTGCAGCAGACGGGCTCCATCCCGTATCTCTTTGCCATGATGGTGTCAAAGAAGTCGGCGGCGACGACGTAGCCGCAGAGTGTGTCGATCGAGTTGAGCAGCTCGATGCACGCAAGGTATTCAACCTCGCCGGCAATCAAGTCTGCGGGAAAATAGCGCCGCAAATACGCATAATCCTGCTCCTCCATCCCCCTCTTGTTGCGGCGCTCCAACCCAGCCAGCCTCCGGAACTGGTCGAGTATGAGGCTGCGCGGCTCGTGCACCCAGCCTGTTACGACCCCAGCGAAGTAGTCGCACCATCTCTGGGTGATGCACACCTTGGAGCTGCCAGGCAGGTCACCAGGTATCTTCCCCAGGCCACGGAAGAGGGAGGCCAACTCCGTGTAGCACACGAACTCCCCCGACTCCCTCATCGTTGTGCATTTGCTCAGGAAGGTCCCCTCATCAATCCCCTTGCGCATAACCGGGCAGGTGATAAGCATGCCTAATGCCGCGGCCCCCTCTTGGTACGTGCCCTTTAGCAGAGAGGTGGCGAACACGATCCTGCCCGACTGCCTAGTGTTGGTGGCAGTTGTGCCGCCGTGCCCCGAGAGCTGGCCCATCCCATCGAGGGAACGGACAACGATTTTCTCAGAGTACTTCGCGGGGTTTCGTGCGCAAATAGGCCTCGCCAGCTGAGCGATGCTCTCAACCGGATCGAAGCCATGCTTGTGGCACAATGAAGCGAAAAGGCGGAAAGTGACGTCAGTGTACGAGCCGTCATTGTTTTCGATGTCCGTTTCGGTCACCAATATCTGGCCGCTAACCTGCTCCATGAACGACTGGTCGTCGCCGTGGCTTGTACCAGCCAGACCTTCCGAAAATGTAGACAACCACTCACGCATGTCCGTGGCAACCTCATTCAGCTCATGGAGATTCGTTTTCTCCAGGGTCGCACGGTACCACGTGTCGCGCATGGAGAAGGGCAGAGGGAACTCATACCCGAGGATCTTCAGGATGTTGTTCTCCACCACGACCAAGGTGTCCATCAACCCCTTCATCGGCTTCATCATGATTGGGTTGCTCGCCACCCACGATCTACCCTGCATCTTCGCAACCGTGCGCGAGAACTTGAGCAACACCGCTTTGTGTTTTGCAGAATATTTGTACTTCTGCCCCTCATGGGGTTTGGGCCCCATCTCCACACACTTGTCCCCTTTCGGGGTGGCGTTCAACTCGTCTTCGTGGTCCGCTAACGCCTTGTAGCGCATCTGCTTCTTCACGCCCATCTCAGTGATGTAGTTGTGGATGCGCTCGAACAGACCCCCTTCGACACTAGCCTCCTCCTCAGGTATCAGCACCGACTGGTAGGCTGTCTCCAGGATATGCATGAGAATCTGCAGATCGGATGGATGCTCGATGTTGCAATGTGCGGGCTCGTCGTATAGCGGGTCGGCGGCCTGGCAGAACCGCGTTATGTCATCGAAAAGCTGAGGGTTGGCGAGGTACTGCAGGTGGTAACTGTACGCAAGTGCGTCCCGTTGCGCCGACCTCAGCCCTTGCTCATTCTCGCGCCCGAGGGTCAGTCTCAACAGACTCTTCTCGGCTTCCTCCGTGCCGTTTTCGACGACGCACGTCTTGGTTGCGATGCATCCGCCCACGGTTTGGTACTGGTCCTTAGGCAACTCCGCTTTCGTTGCAAAGCTGAAGTGGGGATCCGCGAACACGCAGCCCTTAGAGGCGGACACCTGGGCGTATTTGCCCCCTGGTGCATGCCCTGGGTTGGCCACGTTGCCATGCTCAGGGGCGGACTTCGAGTAGGGCACCCGCTGAATGCACACAACGCCATTCTTGTGCATAGCCGACACCGTCGACGCGTCTTCGTTGATAGGGTAGACACCGGGATGGATCCCTCCATGCTTGATGTCACCCAAAAACGCGCCGGCGTCAGGATTGATGTGCTCAACGCGCCAGATCTTGTCCATCTTCAGGTAATTGATCAGCGTGGCGGTTGTGCCCTTTAGCTCCGCTTGCCTGCAGGCGCGGTACTCCACGAAGTAGAGTAGCGTGTCGCACACGATGTCAATGGGGCACCCGGGGTACTCCATCATCAGGGGGGTTGCGATATGTTTGTTCTGCATCTCCCCGAGTGTGGCGTTCATCTTGGTTCGTATCAAGTACCCGACCATCTCCCGGCAGACATACAATGTCCGGCGGGCTTTCGTAGTGCCACGAAAAGGGTTGTTGCGGTCGTACACGTTACCCATCGTTAGCAGGTTGGCGGTCTGCATGAGCCCGATCCGCAGATCCTTGAACCACTCATGCTCACGAGACTGGACCACGAAGTTCTCGCAGACCAACAGCGGGCCGACGAGTATGTGGGGGTGGGGACCCGGCAGGTGGTGGCCCTTGGAAGAGCCCGCCGCGACGCACATGCGCGTGCCCTCCGGGACGATCGTGAAGCGGTCCACTGGCAGCAACTCGCCCCCGTAGCACTGCGTGACACTGTCGTAGCGTACGAACTCCGAGTGGTCCGTCTTGGAGCCGTTCGGGTTAAGGATCGGGACCTCCCTGTACCAGGCGCTTTTGGTTTCGGAAAGTTTCACCTTCACGTGGCCGCCCGACAGCACTAGAATCTCACCTCTGGTTGGCTGGGCCACGAGGCCCCCGGCGGCGTCAACAACCGCCAACTTCTCCTCCCCCTTGTGGTGGACGACTCTGACCACCTCCTCACTAACCTGGTTCTCCACCACAATGGTGGGTGCTTTGCTAAAACCAGCAGGGCTCTCCGCTTTCACGGGTACTTCGTTAAAGACCTCCTTCTTTTGCCAGCGCACACCTGTGCGCTCCTCCCAGTGCTCGATCTGCTCTGCAGTCGTTCCGTACTTCGGCCAGCACTTGCGCCCCTCTTGCTCTCTGAAATCCGCCTCGCGTTGGAGCTTGGCGGAGAGGGCTGGGAGACCCGGGGGTGGTGTCGCCGCCACAGGTATGGCTGGCAGCTCCGGGGCGTCCCCAACGTCGAGGGTGGCGGCCACCGCAGCTTCCTTGATCGACGCCAGCACAGACCCGGACCACATGGGTTCGCACCAGGAGTAGTGCCCCACACCTGAGCTATCATGGTGCACGTAGCGCGCATCCTCATACTTCGCCTTCAGGTATGGGTAAACTTTGACGTGCCCATCGCAGATGACGACGAAAGTGCTCTTGAAGTAAAGAGCGGCGAAGGGCATCAGTTCGTCACCCCCGCGGACATCGCCCGTAAAATAGGTTTTAGCCCAAGTTGCGGGGCACATCCGATGTGTGCGAATGAAGTCTTTGAACTTCTGTCCCTCGTCGTAGTCACCCCTAGCACAGGCGGTGTAGTAGCACTGCAGGTTCTTACCCGTGGTCTGCTTGACCTTCACACCCTTGGTGACCCTGGCGAACCCAAAACCTGCGCCAGGAAGGCGTGCGATCTCCCCCTGTCGCGCCTTGGTGAGATCGACCTTCTTCCACACCGCCACCTGCGAGCCGTACAGGCGGTCCTCGAAGAATGCGTCGTAGCTTTGCGCGCCTCCACGTGTGGGCACAAAGCTGCCGTTCGAGTAGCCGTCTTCGTCGAACGGCTCCTCGGGCTCCACGTAAGCGGGTGTGCGGTCGTACCGCTCCTCCTCGGCGTCAGCGACCTGTGTGGCGCTCATCCCATGCTTCAATAACTCTCGCACATGGGGTGCTACAGAACTCTTCCTGATGGCCGCCCTTGGGTGGAAGTGCGCAATGTCGGGGAACAAAGCGTAGCACTCGGCGCCCGCCATGCACTTGGCCATCTCCGACGGCTTGCAAACGAGCACCTTCTCGGCCACTCGTCGCGCTGCGCCCTCCAGCTTAGGCTTCTTGGGGGCCTTCGCCACCTCATGGTAGTGGGTGTCGCCACATCCCTGCTTCTTGGGGCATGCCTGGATTTTCTGCTCCTCTTCAGTTCCGCCGCCCCTTGTGGGCGCGAAGGGGAAGAGAACGCGGGGCTCCAGGATCACCACGCCACTCTCCTGCACCATGCCGGTGCGGCCGCAAAGTTCCCACTTCGACCATTGGATGAACCAAGCCCCACGTTGCGTGTTGCAGAAGAGCAACTTCGCCTCGACACACATCTTATCCTTGAAGAAGTGCGTGTGGTGGCGGCTCAAGAAAGGCTCCTCCCGCGCTACCTCGTTCCAGGTGCGGAGGTCGACGCGGTGCGCATTAGCAATGCGCGACAACACTACGTTCGCCTCATTCTCAGTCCACGCAACTGGAAAGGTGAGGGAGAAGTCTTCCTGGCCACCCGCGCGTGTAAACGCAAAAGGGTTCTTCCTGGCGGGGCGCGTGTCCGCATGTTCCCCGGTGGACTTGATGTGGGTAAAAGCTGGCAGGAGACCCCTCCCCTCCCTGATTTCACCCTTCTTGATCCGCTGGATGTGCTGGACATGGACCGCTCGTTTCTCGTTGACGATGTTGCGCTCCCCTTTGCCGGCCTTGTAGAGACCCTCCTCCCAGCGCTTCATGAACCAGACGAGCAACTCCGGGAGCTTGTAAAACGCGGTGCGTTTCACCGAGGGCGGCTGCTTGGCCTGGAACGCCCGCGCACGTTTGGTCTTCGAGGTCTTCGTGATGAAGTCGTACTCGATCAGGGCGTACTGATTGACGGTAAGGTTATCACCCACGCGCTCCTTAATCTGCTCAAGGATCAGACCATGAGCCGTCGCCTGCTCTTTGTCCATCGTCATGCCGTGACGGCCCTCGTCGGGTCTTTGCGGGAGGCCCTGGTACCTCAGGTCGCGTCCACGACGGGTGCTGATGATTCCC